TTGGTGGCTGGTTGTGCTGCATCTGAATAGCTTTCCCAAACACCGCTAGTATTTGTAGTACCAGCGTAATTTCTAAAACCTATAGTGTTACCAGTATTTAAGTAATTGTTAAAACCCCAATAAGGTATTGATGAACCTACTGGATTAATGTTTCTAGGCACTCCCACATATTTACCTATAATATCTAATTGTGGGCCAACAGCAGTATCTATATTAAAAGCATTAATTAATAATGTAGTTAAGTCATCAGCTAATGCCTGTTTTACCATTAAAGCGGTTAACATCTGTGCATTAGGTTGTTCTGAATACTGAAATATTAATCTATTAACATAATAATTAACTAATGTAATTAAATTATTACTTGGTGGCGTGCCAGTAGGCGAACCAGCAGTAGGCCAAACTGGAACTACAGTAGGACTAGATGACGTAACAGGATCCCCACTAGCATAAATGGGTACTATGTTATTAGTAGATCTTGTGCCAAAGTTTGCCATTATACTGTAATATTACCAACAGGAAGTGTAAATTGATAATTGAGTCCAGATGCAGCTATGTAAGTCAATGAACCTGGAGTTGATGTTAAACTTATGTTTTCACCACTTACATAACAGTTTGGTGCAAACTTTTTAATTAATGCTACAATAGAACTAGAATCTGCTGCTTGACCAATATTGTAAGTAATAGCGTTTGCTATTAATGTGGCTAAGTTACTTGGTTTTGTACCAGTAATAGCTGTTACTGTAGCAGTAAACCATAAAGGTTGTAATATTGGAGTATCCCAATAAACGTTAAATGTTTGTGTGCTTGTTTGTTGTATAGAATAAGAATTTGTATTTGGATTAATATTAACAGTTGGTGCAGATGTGTAACCAGTACCACCAGCAATAACTGTAAATCCAGTTATTTGTCCTGTAGATGCATTAAATGCAGCAGTCGCAGTAGCACCAGAACCACCACCTCCAGTTAATGTAACATATGGAGCGTTGTAATATCCAGAACCGCCAGAGCCTAATGTAATAGATGAAACGCTTGTTCCAGTAAGATTAGCGGTACCACTTGCGCCAGTACCAGAGTTAGTTTGTCCGCAACCAGCATTACGTTTGTTGTAAATTACTTGAGCTATATTGCGAGCTAAAGTATAACCATTAGCTTGTATTGTATTTAAAGAAATAGTGGTAGCAATAATAACCCAAATGCTATGCGGAGGTATTCCACCAACTGTAGTGCTAGAAGCTACATTAGTTGTGTTTTCTTGTACTGATACATAACTAACACCATCAAGCGTTTCTAATCCACCAACTAAACCTTCTAAATAACCTTTACTAGGTAACGATACTGAAATAGCTCTACGCAATCTTAATTGTGCATCTGTTTCTTCGTTTTGACCTAATGATGTATAAGTTGATGCATTATTAACAGAAGAAACGCCATTTGTTACACTAACAACTGTAGTAATAGTACCTACTGTAGAAGAAATTGCTCCTATTAAAGAAGCTTGAAATGGTACAAGCGTATATGTGCCAGATGTAAAAGTTTGAGTCGTTAATAACTGATATTGATTACCAGAACTATCAGCTACTGTAAAAGGTGAAGTAGGTTGCTGATCAATTCCGTACAGTGTTACGTTTGACGTAATTACTAACGTCATTGGTTGCTGAGTATAAGTACCAGCTAAACGTATAACACCATTGATAGCACAACGCTGATCTAATGTAACACCTATAGCTTGATCTGGGTCAAACGATGTATATGCAGTAACAATTTGCTCTAAAACATCTAGTTTAGCTTGAGCAAATATATTGATTAAATTGGCATCAGGCGAATTAGGCTGTACGTTTGCACCTGGAAATATAGTTAAATATCCAGGAAAATCTACGGAACCATATTCTATCTCACTGATGATTTCATCAATGGTTTGGATTTTAAGACCGTTTATATCAAGTGTGTTAGGAATAGGTATTAATAGCTGGACTAGGACTTATATAGAAATCGTAGTCGCGCTTGAAACGCTGGATGAATAAATGGTGGAAATGTTATAAGTTAAGGTCAACTGTCTGGTAGTATTATTTAAATTAGCACTTACTGAATTAATACTTATAACTCCATAACAATTAGATATAATATTACGGGTTTGAGCTAATATAGCATTTTCGGTGTTTTTATTACCTAAAAGGTTAATCCAATCTATACCAAAGTTGGTATACCAGAAAGCATCGTTTAAAAAGGTGTTTAGGGCAGTTTGTATGTTTAAAGCTATGGCGTTATTGCCTGTAGCATAACTTGCCAATCCTTGCCCAAATAGCCAATCGCCAGAGCTTGATATAATGTTAACAGTAGGAACAAAAGTATAGCCAGAGCCTTTATTCGTAACAGTAATAGTACCTATTTGACCAGATATGATATTAGCTTGTGCGGTAGCATTAATACCCCCTCCTCCAGTAATAGTTATGGTAGGTGGGCTAAAATAGTTCTGACCATTGGTTAAAACATTGATTGCAGTAACATAACCACCAGATACCTTTGCTATAGCAGAAGCACCTAAACCGCCTGTTGTCAGGCTTCTAAATATCATTGAGGGTGAACTCATTTAAGAAGGGCGGTTATTGCGTTAGATGCAGTTGTGATTTGAGTTGTACAGTCAGGACCTGTTTTTGCGTTTAAGGCAGTTAAAGCAGATACTACGTCTTGAAGTGCAGTCAATAAACTCGTTGTGGCATTAGAAATGCCTATTTTAGTCGTTCCTAACGATATTAAAGGGCCAGTTGGACCAGATGACCCATAAATCTGGGTATCTGTCGTAGAATAGCTAGGAAGCGATGCTGGCTGGCTTCTAAGCCCTACTATGGCTATAGCATCAGATAGGTTATGTAATCTATTGCTATTAGGGGGTAGCCCTGTAGTGCCTGATAACCACCAAGTATCCATATTTCTATCTAAAAAGATTAAAGCACACGTATCTCCTTTATTTATAGGAAAAGTAATAGCTCCACCGCCTCCACCTAAGCATACTATTGGTACCCCTAATAGTTGAGGGTACTGGGCTACAACTGGGGTAGTAGTCGAATCAGCATTGGTTAAGTTCTGTAGAACTATACCCATATTGATGGTTATATCCGCAGTCTGGGTGGTAGGATAGAAATTAACTATAGTGCCTGCTTGGGCACAAGCTAGTGCAGCCATCCATTCCCTAGCTGATTGATTTAATACCAGCTTAAGATCTGGATAAGACCTTGGTAGACTAATTGCTAAATTTGTTTGCTCAGACATATTATTGTGGAAGTACAGTATTACCTGAGAAAGTGGTAGCTCCGTTAGGTCCTAAGTATAAGTTAACGGTTGTGGTCAGAGGACCGTTTACAGAAGGCGATATTATACCCTCGTGGGTTATTCCCTGTACTGGATATATGTTATTATAAATAGGTATATCTTCACTAATTAACTGCACTTGTTGTCCAAGGGTTAATCTAGGCTCAAATAACATCTTTACTTGGATAAAATTACCTTGGCGCATAGGTATATCCAATAATCCTGTAGCAGAACTTATAAGAAATATCTGATCGTTAACTTTAAACGAATCACTATTACTTAGTACCTTTAATTGATTATTATCAATGGTGGCGTTTACGCCAGAAGGTAATAGATTTTGTATTAAATTATAAGTAGGTCCGCAGAATACCGATGCACGTTGATTAACGAATTTAGGTACAGTTCCTATAATAGGTGTAGGAAAAGTTTTAATTAAATCACTATTAAGCCTTATAATTGTATCACTTAATGTAGATTTAGCAGGTAACGTAAAATTTGAATAGCTATTGGCTTGAGCAAAACCACCATCAAATGCTTCGATTTCTGTTACAATATTATTCCTGCCTACCCTTGTACTGTAAGCTTGGCGTACATTCCCATTAAATATTAAAGGAACAAACTGGTTTTCGTAACCAGCCCTAAATTGTATTTCTGAATAAGCAGCACCATTAAACCATTCTTTGTAAATAACATCTCTGGTTTTTTCGGCTAGATTGTATATTTTAAAATTAGCAGTTTGTGCAGTAGCTAATATCTCACGTTTAATTGAAAACTCTACAGTAAATGGAGAATTAATGGTTAAGCTATTTTGAGCATAACTTGTAAATACGCCATTAACAGGCACAGTACTGCCAGAAGTAGTTGCAGGTTTGCTGTATGGTCCTACTTGGCAATATAAGCTATATGTGCGGTTAAATTTCAATTACCTACAACAATTTGAGTTTCGATTTGTTCAACTTCAGTAGAAGTTAATAAATACAATTTAGCATATCCACTTTGGAAATCACTAGCATTTAAAGGTTCATAACCATCCGTAGTAACGCAAGCTAAACCAAATGTAAATATTGTCTCAAATTGCCTCAATATATTTGGATACGTAGTTACTCTCATTGAATTAATGGTGTATGCAGGACTTTGTCCATTCCAACTGAGATCAAAATACCAACCACTTTGATTAGGACGATAAGCTAAAGTCATGGTCGCAGTAGTACCATCAGGTATAGCTATGCTAATAATCTGACAAGGTGTATCGTTTATACCTGTTATTAATTGCATATTATATTTTGCTATCTTTTAACCAAGTTTGATAAATCTGATCGGCAGCTTGGCTAGATAATGTAACCTGTCCTATATTTCCATTTAATGCTGGATTTGATTCAAAATTTTGAAAAGTTAAACGACCAGCAGTTAAATTAGGATTAATAATAACCTGACTGGCTAATCTTATCTTTTTAAAAGTAACACTAATATCTGTAATGTTTGTAGTAGTTGCATCTTGGCTAGGTTCACAAGACTCAATAGCCATGTTGGAAAATATACCCCATGGCGTTTCTACTGTGAACAATACTCTACCAGTCCATAATTGATAAAGAAATCCAACTATGTTTTGCTGACGTAAATTAGGATCGTTTTGACTTAAATTAGATACTCCTAAATACCATTGATATAAATCAGTTGTATTTGCATTAATTGAATTTGCAGTCGTAGAAGTAGATAAAAGTTCTGCTTGTGCAGAACCAGGTGTTAATGGTGGTATTAGCGGTGTATTTAAAGGTAATGAGCTTGCTGTCTGCACAGGCGCATTTTTTACCAAGGGTGTTTGATATGCTATAATACCAATAGAACCTTTAAGCGTTACCTTTTCTGGTGAAAGTGATATTTGATCATGTATAGCACTATTATTTTCTAACCAATGATCAGTAATCTCAGATTTAAATTCTAATCTTTCTTCACCACGTATATCAAAAGTTAAACCAGCTATGCCATAAGGCAATGGAGATGGATAAGCATATACTGTCTGCTGAACTGGTGTAAGAGCAGAAAAGAAACTTGATTGATCACTTGGTATAATATTTGTAGCCATATTAATAAGCAGTTGATCCTACCATTCCTAAACCAGAAGCGATTCCGTAGCTTTGCGAAAAACTTTTGTTTATTTGCTTATGCATTTCTTGTACTACTGCTTTAGGATCGCCAGCACCACTAATATGTACAGTAATATTATTGTTATTGGTATTATTAGAAGTATTTGTAGAATTGTTTGGTAAATTATTATTTAAATCTGCTCCACCGCCAATACCAAATTGATCACGTAAGAATGTGCCATTTTTTAATGATGTTACTGTATCATGGAATACTCTTAATGGATCCGTAAATTCATCTAACTTATTTGTCATATTTGAAATCCATTGACCAAATGAAGTCTTATCAAAATCATCAAATGCTTTAATTACTCTTAGACTTATATCAGCAATATCATCTAATAATTCAGCAAATCCTAGAGCAGCAGGTGCCAGCATTGTGCCTATTTTTTGAGCAACGACACCAAACTTATGCTCCATAATACCCATAGCTTGATTTACTTTATCAAACGCTTTGGTATTTTCTGAAGATATTGCCATATCTTCTTTTAATTGTAATACAGAGAGATCCGCTCTTCTTAACATTTGAAAGGTAGAATCACTTATGCCTAATTGAGCAGTTAGTTTTCTACCCATAGCTGCGGATATTTCACCACCTTCTTTTACCTTTTCATGTATCTGTGCTAATATTTCAAATGGATCTTGATTAGGATTAATACCTAATAATGCCCAAGGTGCCATATTGCCTTGGCCTAATTTTATATCAGTTTGTGCTTGTTGTATGTTAGCAATAGCACTAGCAACATCTTCACCACTAGCTCCAAATTGAGCAGCAGCAAATTGCCAATTCTGTAATGTTTTTACAGAAGCACCTGTAATTAAATTAAACTGAAATAGATTCTCTCCAGCTTTTGTGGCATATTGTGCAATCTTACCAAGACCTACTGCTACACCACCAAATATTGCAGTTGCTGCAGCAGTCTCTACTCCTACTTCACCAAATGCAGTAGCCAAATCACTTAACGAACCTTTGCCTTTAGCTAATTGATTAAATAACTTAGCTCCAGTTTTTAACTGTAACTCATCTAGCTTTTGCTTTTCTTTTTGTTGCTTATCTTTTTTTAGGTTTAAATCAAGAGTCTGTTTTTCAGCAGCTTGTCTTTTTTTGGAATCATTTAACCAACTTGTATAAGTAGGACCTGCTTTTTCATTATATTGAGTATAAGCTTGTTTAGGACCAATAGCTGATTCGTATTGATTAGTCTTTCCATCGCCTGCATTTGCTTTACCACCACCAGTTTTATTAATGATTATTGGTATGTTTAATTTAGCTAATGCAGTAGGTATCTTATTAAGATTCTTAGCTAATTCATTGGCAGCAGTCGCAGCGTTATTTAAGCGCGTAGTAAGACCATTAAGGCTTTGTTGATTATCAACTTTCAGCCCAATCTTTACAAAAAAATCACCTATACTTTGGCTCACGATTTATGGTCCTTATTTAATTCTTGTTCGGTTTCAGAAGCTTCAGCCTGACAAATATGAAAATGCCACGCATCAAGAACCAGATCGGTAGGCATATCTAATATTTCCAAAAGGCTGCCTACACCTCGCCCGTTTAACTGTAGGGCTATACGTATCTGGGGTTCTAGTTCGTCGTGGATTTTGGCTCGCTGCCACCTGTTCCCTTTAATGGGGTTGATAACAGCGATCCGAGGTTTTTGAAAAAAGGGACGAGATTCAAAGTCGCCACCTCCCAAACGACAAGCAGGAAGTCTGCACGAGCATCTTCGGATTCAAAAGTATTTCTAGTAATTTTAATTCCTACAGAATCGTTAAGACTCTGGTATGTGCATGATTCCATACACTTCCAGATAGCCTCTTGTACCTTTTCAGATGTGGCTACTTTAATTACAATATCCTTAAGTTCGCTAATATCCATTTGCAGAAAGTTAGCAAAATCTAAGGAAGATCCCTGCGACCCAAAAGGAACTCCAACGAGTTCCTTAAAAGTAGCATTGAATAAATTCATACCATCGTTGAATCTCGCTAATTGAAATCCAAGGGTGGCACCGCTTGATAGGGGAATATTTCTCATTTAAGAATTATGACTGAATTTGACGTGTACCCATTGCAAAGCGGATTTTCCACATTGTGACACCTTGATCAGTATCACCTTCCACGTTGCTCTTAACTTCTGGTACTGCCATTGGCACACCACCAGTTAATGTATAGGCATCAGTAGTAAT